GTTTCATGATGGTGGTAATGACCTCAACACTTTACATTACAATGTGTCGGGGCGTGGCGCAGTCTGGTAGCGTATCTGAATGGGGTTCAGAGGGCCGGTGGTTCAAATCCACTCGCCCCGACCATTTCTAAACCTTCTGAAATTAACCATTTAGGCAACATTCTTCAAGCTCTCCTTTCTTTGTCATTTCTTCGTTTTTTGCCATTTTGTGACAATTTGTGACATGTTGGTTTTGATCGCCGGTTAAACCGTTCAAAAGGTTCACGGCCTTCATCTTGTGCGGCTGGCTTAAGTGGCCATAGCGGAGCGTCATTTCAATCGTCTTGTGGCCAAGCAATTCTTGAACGTCCTTAAGGCTTGCCCCGTTCATTAAAAGGTGACTGGCGAACGTGTGCCGAAGGTCATGAAAGCGGCAATGCTCAATTCCGGCCTTCTTGACTGCCGTTTCAAAGGAATGCTTGGTTTCAAGCATTGGTTCGTCATTGAATTTGAAAAGCTTCAAATTGCCGACCTGTTTAACCTCTTCCTTTTTCCCGTTCTGATAAGTGAAGACGTAGCGCCCGGCCGGATTGCGCTTTCTGATTTCCTTAAACAGTTCAACCATGGTGTCATTGATGGGAATCTGACGCGGTTCATCGGTCTTCGTGTTCTGAAGGTAGATGAAGCCGTTTCGTATTTGTTCCCACGTCAAAGACAGCAATTCGCCGCGCCTCATGCCGGTATTGACCGCACAAATGATAACTTCTTTTAAGTGCTGCGGGGCCACGGCCAGAAGCTTTTGAAGTTCCTCATGCGTCAGAAATCGCAAGCGCTTATTGTTTTCTTTCGTCAAAAGCGATTTGCCTTTTTTAAAAGGGTTTGATTCCATAAGTTCCCACTCGGCGCCCTTCGAAAGAAGATGATGTAAACAGGAAATTTCACGGTTGACGCTGGCGTCCGTCCGGATCGTGTTCTTTTTCGTCAGTTTGTCCCTTAAATGGTTCCGGTAAGTTTCAAGATCGACATATCGGATATTGGCGATGATCGTATCCGCCCCGAAGTATGCCTTGAAATTGCCCAGGCAAAGCCGCTTCCAGTTCCCGAAGCTTCTTTGCTTGCTGAAGTTCTCTTCATACTTCTTGATTAACTCGTCCAGGGTGGTAACGCATTCTTTTTTCACGTCCAGATAACGGCCCTCGGCCTTCAGAGAAACCCGCTTGCCTAACTCTGCCTCGGCGTCCTTTTTCTTTTTAAAGGTCTTCCTGACGCGTTTTCCGGTAGGATCGAAATAATCGATCTGATAACCGCTCCCACGTTTTCGAATTGTGGACATACTTTTAAACCTCCTTTCATAAATAAAAACCCCGGAAGATTTCTCACGGTGTAGGGGCCGCCCGTTCGTCACCGAAACGGGAATCTTCCAGGGTATTTTGAATTATTGCTTTCATTGTTTCCCTACTCTCTGAGAAAGAATTCATAAGTAATGTAACCAATGTAACTTAATAAGTCAACAAAATATATTGACCATGACAACTATTTTGGTTATAAGTAATTATGACTACTGAAAAACCTATATTAAATTTTGTTGCTGACGAAGTGCTTATCAAGCGCATCGACAACTATCGTTTTGAAAACCGGATCAATTCGCGCTCCGAAGCAATCCGGCAATTGATCGAAGCGGGCCTGGCCGCGTCCATAACAACCAAAGAGAAAAAACGGCGCGCTTAAATGCCCTACAAGGCACGATCTCCCGCCGGTGAGGATTATTCCCTTCACTTGATTGTGAAAATATCATGATTCGTTTCCTGTTTATCCGGTAGTGGCGTTGCTGACGGCTTCCAGGTGTCCAGAGCGCCGACGGCATAACCTAAAGCTGCTATGCCCGGATAGTCTTCGGCTTTGCCCCCCATGACTTCCCCTGCCGCTGCCAGAATGCCCGGAAGACGGCTGTCTTTCCCCAGGTGAAGGGTTTTCCGATCTTCTACAAGGCGCTTCCTTACGATCTGAACGCAAAAGTCAAAGCATCGCGGGTCATCAATCAAGGGCGCTGATTCGATATGAAGACCGTTCCGGCCCTTATCCGGAAGGGTTTCATTGAAGTGGCTCAACATGGATTGCATTGACTTGACGTTCGGATTTCCATAAATGCTTTCAATCCCATAAAGCCCGCGCAATTCAGACAATCGCCTCATGAATCCGAGCGCGTCCCTTCCGGGGATGTTTACGCCGTCCACTTCGTTTATGACGTGGATATGGTTTTCATGAAGAAACGGGTCTTCGTTGTCTTCTTCGCCCACAATGACCGCAAAGCCCGGTCTTGGTCCCGGCCATTGCATCCCGGCCACAACGCGCCGATAAACCCGGTCATTGACCGCATCAATCCAGATTACCGAATCCCTTGTCCGTCCGATTCTTTTTTCCAGTAAAATCATTTTTGACCTCTCTAGGATAAATCCAGCCCGGCAAAGAATCCGCCCGCCTGGAAGGTTAAACAAAGCGCGTCCGCCCGATCAGGTGAACGCCTCAATAGTTCCCGCATGGTGCTTTTGCTCATGACGCGGATTTTCCCGCGATCAATCTCATAAGTCGGTGTCAGAAGCTCTTCGATCAATTCTTCATCCGGCGGAAGGGTGGCATCCTGATCTGTCCTCAGCCATTCCCGGCAGGCCCACCATAGTTGATCCCGTAATATCTGAAATTCCCCTTGCTCAGTGGCCTGTGTCGGTGATGACGCCACTTTAACAGGATTGCCAAGGCATCCTTGCCTTTGCATGGCAGGCGCAACACCTGCGCCCACGCCGGTGGCATCCACGTTGATAACGGAAACGCTTCTTCGTTTGGCTTCCTGTGTTGCCCTATCTGCCGTCTGCATCGTGTCCATACCGCCCCATGAAATGAGACGTTCCACAAAGGCCGGATAACGGAAACATAAGACACTGCTGTCTGTGCCATATTCGCCCACGTCCAGGCCTCCGGTCGCGGTTTCCCGTGGCGCTTCGCCATACTGCGAAACATATTCATCCCATCGGGTCCGTGCTTTAGTTATCCAGGCTTGAGAAATAAGCTGCTGGCTCCCCTGTGCCGGGTATTCACCTAAAACCATGTAACTGAAAGCCGGATCGCTGATTTTGTAATGACCGGCCTTCAATGGCTGGTAAATTTCGCCGCTTTGACTTCGTGCCGTGGCCCCGATCAGGAAAGAGGGAAGTTCAAAACAGGTTCCCGCTGTTTGGGTTTCTCCTTCGGCCAATGGCCGGCACCATTGATTCAGACGCCTGACGGTGGTTTCTCTGGTAACAGCGCCCGGAATAACGTCTTTGCCGGTCGTAACATTCGGATGACTGAAAGCGGATAGATGCACGACGTTTGCGCGTCCGTCCCTTTCCATGCGGTGAACTTCTCCGGATCGGTGTCTGGGATTAAACATGACCAGAAGCCGGGCATGGCCTCCGGACATACAGGATTCAATGCCGCGATAGACTTCATCCGGGACCGCGTCGCCTTCGTCGATGATGAACAGCAAATAAGGCGCATGCTTCCCGCTGAATTTAGCTTCTCGCTGGCTTTCTGATCCGGTTGAAGGGATTGTAACGCCGGATATAAAAGACCGCGCTGAGCGTGAAATAAGAAGGTTGCTGACGGTATCCTGCTGGAAGACAGACGGGTGCTTTTCCCGAACTGAACCGATTTCACCCCAAAGCAGTTTTCGCAAATTCGCTTCCGGTGGCGCCGCTGCCGTATAAACCTGACTTTCCGGGAAGACTTTGTAAAACCAGACGGCAACACGCGCCGCGCCATGTGTCTTCCCGGTGGCGTTGGCTGACTTCGCTATGGTGATTGGATAATCCCGCACGGAACTCATGAGCGCCTTCACGTCATCGGTGAAAGCCTCTTTCAAGATTTCCTCTCCAAAGCCCACGGGGTCGGCCTGGTAGCGGGTGAAGTCCGTTCCTAAAGCAAAGCGCTTATCCAGTGATTGAAAGAGTTGCTCGTAAAGCTGATTTTGCTTTAAGTCCGTTAATGATTCGGTCTCGAACATCCGGCGACACCTCCGCGATAGCCTCTAAAACTTCTGTCTGGAAAGCCTGAACAGCCCGCACGTCATAAAGCATGGAAAATATTTCAAGCTGCAATTTGAGTTGGTTCCTGATTTCCGTCATTGCCCGAAGCGCCGTGTCATGATCTTCCGCATCAATCGCCGTCTGAAGCAAATCATTTGCCGTGTTATTGATCTTCTGAAGCTGTGCGACGGCATCAAGATTTTTAGTGACAACCCTGTGAGCATCCTCAAGCGCGACGGACCGCACAACATTGATATTCAGTTCTTTCCGTATCTGGCTTATGCGGCCCTTGGAAACACCGAAATGTTTAGCGCAATCGGTGACGCTTTTCCCTTGTCGAAGCATTTGAGATAATTTGACTTTTGATATTTTCCCGTCTGCCACAAGTAAACCTCTGATAAAAAAGTATAGTTTTTGACTAAACAGTTAAGTAAGGGCGGGACGTGCCCGCCCCGTGAATGTTAAGCGGCTTTCGCTTCTGCCTGTCTCCGCTGGTGGTCTGCTATGACCTCCCGTCTTTGGACCGCTGACACGTCCTCTCCGCAAGGGCCAAGGAAAGCCTCAAGAGCATTGAAGATATTTGCATCCGGGAAACGGTAAACAGCACGATCCCTTTCTTTCGCAAGGTTAACGCCCAGGGCGTCTTCTGCTGCGTGGCCGGCAAGTTCAAAGGCGATACAGATTTCAAGAACCTGGTTTAGAGCGTTTTCAATAAGTGCATGGATGTCGCCCCTCAGGGAATCAATGGCCATGCCCAGAGCATCCGAAAGCCTTCTGTTTGCGGCTTTCAACTGCGTCGATAAATCCGTGCCGGTTTCGTCGAGTTTGATCAGGTGCCTTTGAAAAGCGCCTAGCTCAGCTGTCTTGCCCGCAATCTTGCCGGTGATGTCATCAGCGGGCTTTCCAGAAACGATGCGAGCGTCAAGGGCTGCTTCGAGTCTTTTGATTTCTTCCTCGGCCGATGCATTGAGCCTGGTAAAGTTTTGTTGGTCCACGACGTTTTGTTTCAACTGATTTGCGATATCGTCTCGAGCTTCAAGAGCCGGCCGGATCGCCGGTTTCAATTTCTCAGTAAACAACTTTTCAATTTCTTTCATGGCTAAGCCTCCTTATTCATATTCGTGCGGAAAACCGCCCGTCTGTGTGTCATTCTGAGCCGTCTTGAATCGAACAGGGAAACGCGAATCGGGGTCTTTTCGCGGCGCATCGTCGTATTTGGCTTCAAAGAGGATCTGCGCCCGTTTGACGGCTTCCCTGTGCTTGGGATGGCCGGAGTCATGATAGGCCTTGCCCCATTCGGTTTTATTGTTCAGCAATTCCTCAAGCTGCTGCCGGACCGTCCGGGGATCGTCAAACATGGTCTGCCGGAGTTCATCTTCTGCCGGAGTCAAAACACTTCCCGGCCCCGCCGGTTCATTGAAAACAGATTCCACGATTGCCGTTG